AAAAGCAAAACTATTAATACCCTAAAAATAGACTTATTAGAAGTTTTCTTTTTGGGTAAAATTCTTTTAACACTATACAAAGGAGTCTTTTTTCCATCTGTAGAGTAACCAATTACCTCTCTATGGTCTAAACCATAAGGAAATAAATTTTTAGATTTTTTAGCTTTTTTCATAATTATAACCTCCAGTGTCTATCTACATTAGATAAAACTGTTAATTGTTTATGTGCTAATTTATATTCTTCGTAGAGTGGTTTTTTATTTTCTTTAATTCTATCATACTCTCTACCATTTTTTGCTATATATGACTCATACAAATCTTCTGCATCATTTGAGGTACTTAATACTTCAGTTTGTATTAAATCTGCTTGATTGCTTGAGTCAGCAGAAAGATAGTAAGCAAGTTCTTCATCAACTTCAATCACAGAAAATTTACCATTATATTTTTCTCTATAATTATCAATCCAATTACAAACTTTATCTCGTATTTGATCTTGCTCTTTCTCTGTCATTTCTCTTTCAGTTCCGTTAGCATCTTCAGTTGTTAAACCAATTTGCCAATCCACACCCTCAAAATATCCAAATAAAAGTTCCTGTGCTTTTTTATTTAGAAATATTTTTAATTTTAATGCACTCATTATTTTTTCTCCTTATTATTATTATTAGATTTGTTGATTGCACTCTTCATAACTAAATTACCATCGTTATCATAGACAGCAGTAGAGTTATCAAGATGAGTTATTTTAAAAAGATTTTTAATTTTTGGTGGCCATTGTCCACTTGAACTAGGCTCAATTACATCAAATCTTTGTATCTTCTTAAAAAGTCTGTTTAGTTTAGGCATTATAAACCATCTCTTTCTTTTTTAGGTAAATGTTTTACTCCATATCTTGCGGCACAATTAACACCGCAAAATCTATATCTACCAAGATAATAGTAATAACTTACTCCGTCCCAAAGAGTATAATTATAAGTGTACTGTTCTGGAACTTTTGGAATAAATATGGTTGGTCTATCTTTGATGTCACCATATCTATCTTTATAAGTTTCAAGAGGGCCGTCATAATCCCACTCACCAACACGAGTTTTTTTGACTCGATAACAAATCATATTACCTGAGTATGGTTCTTTTTTATTATAATATGTATGTGATCTTCTTTTTATATTTTTACCACAAGTTATACATTTAGGTTTAGGCATTGTTTTCTCCTTATTATTATTATTTATATTGTTTTTTGATTACTTTTGGCAAAAGTATAAAATTAAAGTGCCAATCTTTTTTTTTTATTTTATTAATTGAAAAAACATTACAAAGTTTTAAATTTTCTTTAGCCCAATCTAAAACCTCTTTTTTATTTTTAAAATTAATATTATCGTTAAAACCTACCAGTCTCGATTGTAAAGGTTTTAGATAAGAAATAGTTTTACCATTATTAAAATCAGCATCTAATTCTACATAAGGTAAATTATTTTTATCGTATTGAAACGATTGAGGGAAATTTAAAGAATATCCCATTATCGAGTATATGTGCATTGTAGTCTCCTTATTATTATTATTATTAAACATTCCTAAAACCTACCAATTTTTTTAGGTTATTCAAGATTTTTTTTAGCTAGGCATTGTAGCTTTTTGAACTAGGTAATTGACCCATTTTTAATTACCGATTCGGGGGTGGGTTTGCTTCTATGCTTTTTTCCCCACCCCCTTAAAATACTATTTTACCCAAAAATAATTCTAGGTTTTTCTTGCAACTGTAATTAAAAAAAATTACAAAGCTAAATAAATGATATTAAAAAATCTTATTAAAAAATTAATAGATCATACCTTTTTTGCAGATCACAAAGTTTATATTGAGTTACATCAATATGACAAAGAAAACGATGAATTTAAATATTATAAATTTAACATTACAGGCGTAGAAGAGGGTGGAAATGTAGGCTGTGAAGAATACACAAGAATATTGGGAAATATAAACTCATGTGTTGAGGTAGATAATGATTATATTCCCCCCAATGAAAATGAAATTGCAAATGGACAAAAATTTGGAAGATTTATTGAAAAATTAACAAAGAAAAAAATAACATTTATAAATAAATAATTCTTATTTATTAAAAACATAAATTGTTTAGAAATGGGAGAAACAATGTTCATAGACGAAAACTCAAAACCTAAAGAAAAACTCAAAGCATGGTATTTATTTACTGAAGATTTTATAGCTGGCACATCACATTTAAGTAGTGAAGAAATAGGAATTTATATAAGATTACTTTGTTGGAATTGGAACAAGCGATGTATTGGATTACCTAAAAGCATAGATAGGGTAAAACGGATCGCAAGTTGCCAAACAGATAGTGAAAAATTATCTTGTGAAAAAATACTAAAAGAATTTTTTGTTGTTGTAGAAAACCACTATCAAAATGAACGTCAGCTACAAGAATATTTATATATTCGTAAAAGAATTGATGCGTCTAAAGTAAATGGTAAACTAGGCGGGAGACCAAAAAAACCTAGCCAAAACCCCCCTACCCCTACCCCTACCTCTACCAATACATCTACTAATAAATACTCTCCTACTTTTAAAAAGTTTTGGGATAGGGTTACAAATAAAGTTAGTAAAGGTATAGCAGAAAAGAACTTTAAGAAGATTGAAAAAGAGTGGCGAGACCAGCCCGAAAAATTAGCTGATATGTATAATTCTTATTATGATTCGGTCAAAGACAAAGAATTTGCCAAACAACCCGCATTTTGGCTTTCGGCTCAAAAATATTTAGATGAAATTCCTAAAAAAAAATATGATTTTGGGGTAACAATAACAAAAGACGAAGATAAAATTAAAATGTTTACAGACGCTATAAAAGATAAGAAAGTAACTAGGTTTATAAAAGATTATGCTGTAAAAAATAAAGAAATAATTGATATGGGTATTAGAAAAGGTTTTTTAACTAAAGAACAAGCT